GAGGTAGGCACAAGGCGAATGCGAGCTCAGCCATACCTTTATCCATCGATTCAGGAGCATTTGCCAAGTCTTGAAATGAACATTATTGGCGCCATTGAGCAGGCTAAATCGGAGGCTGGTTTATGAGCTTTCGTGAAATTGCCGTTACAATTCGAGCAGTGAACCGAGCTAGTGCAGAGTTTTCTAGGATTCAGACTGATGCTGAAGCCTTAAGTGTGCGGATAAAGAGCCTTGGCGCCGCTATTTCTGGCTTAGGTGCGACTGGCATGGTAATAGGGCATATTGCACATGAGTTTGGGTTGCTTAATGATACGCAGGCTAGGGTTTTCAATTCTGCCATGATGGTTGTCACGGTTATGGGCATGTTTATGCGGACCAGCATGGGCGTGGCTATCGCTCAGAAGGTGTACTCTGCTGCATGTTGGATCGCTACAGCTGCTCAAAATGCTTTGAACATTTCGTATGCGACTTTCTTGGCTTTGACCGGTGTCGGTATAGCGGTAATCATTGCAGCAGCCGCGGCTATGTGGTATTTCGCAAGTCAAATGAACGCAGCCACTGCAAGCGTTCAAAACTTCAATGCGGCTGCTTCTGAAACGCCAACTCAAAGTCGTAGCATTCAGCGTGCTGGAGAGGCTGATCTCTACCGTCGAGGAGTTGAAAGTACACCGTGAGTGTTGACATTCCGAAGCTTGCCGTGGTTCTGGGTTCCGTTACACCGCCCCAAGGTGACGTCATTGAAGCCAGAGTACATCTAGGGGCAACAAAAGAGGTTAGCAGCTGGGAACTCCTGCTGCAGAATTGGAATAAAAAGTACAGTCCTGGCGGAACCTATCCGATCATTGTTGGTCAAGACGGCCATATCGACATTGGAAGAGGCGTCAATGTTCCGCAGATCATTACTACGAGGACCGAGAGTATCAAGTACGAGTCAGGCCCCAGCGAGAATTATTTGCGCGTGAGCGGTCGATGTTGGGGAGAAAAACTATTCCGCCGGCTAGTAACGAAGACGTATTCTAGCCAAAAAGGCGAGGCAATCGTTAAGGATCTGCTTGATTACTATGTTGGCTTAAGTCATGTTAGAGATTCCACAGAACTTGTGGAAAACACGGATACTACGTACACGAAGTTGGAATACGAAAATACTCCTGTCTGGGACATAATCAAATACATTGCTGCAAGTGCTGATCTCGCAGGTGTGATTGGCTATGACTTTCGGGTGACGGCTGACGCTAAATTTGAATTTTTCGCCAGAAATAGCAAGACATCCTCCGTAAGCCTTACCGATAAGATTGAGGTTAGCGAGTACCACAAAAATATTCTTGGTGTAAGAAATAAAATTAAAGTTTATGGTTCTCAAGGGAAAAATTTTCCAGCGGACTTGGATTCTTGGAGTGAATCAACGTTAGGTTGGACAGTAGTTTCAGGAACTCTCTCATTAGAATCTGGAAGACAACGGAAGGGAAGTAGCAACCTTCGTGTTGATGCGGCTGCAAGCGTAGAAGGAAATATTTACCGAACATTCGACGCTTTATGTAAGCCTCAAACTTTTGTTATGTGGGCTTGGATGCCTGGGAATTTGGGAGGAGGCTATGGCTATGTTAGATTGTTGGCTCCTGACAGCTCAAACTATTTCCAAGCAAACATAAAATCGATTCTTGAAGGTCAATGTATTCTACAGTGGGGGTTGATATCGCTGGCTTTAGGTCCTAATCAAATGTATGACGCTGACAATAATCCCAATGGAGTCTGGACGAAAACGGGTAATCCGCAATGGAGTCAAGTTAGTGGTCTTCAACTTATAATATGCACTATTGGCGCTGCATCATACTATATGTATGATGGCAACTTGGGTTTTCTGAACTGTTCTTATACTGGAACATTTGAAGATTCTGGAAGCCAGTCCCTCTACGGCTTGCGTGAACTTACAGAGACGGATGAGGAACTTTCCAGTGATAATGAGTGTACGTTGAGGGCTAAGGCTATTCTTGCGCAGTTGAAAGATCCAGCGGAGTACCTTACCATTAACAGCACGGTCATCGATTATGGTACTACTCCCATTTTGGCAGGCGACAAAATTCATGTACCATTGCCAAACGAGAACGTCGATACCGATTTTCGCATCCTCAGCGTCGAATACTATGTTGACACTAAGACTCAGACTCTTGAGATAACCATGGAGCTCGGGCGTGAGGTTCCGCTTTTGGCTGATTATTTGTATGCCCTCCGCAGCAAGTCAGACCATATGAGTAGACACAAGATTGCGAGGTTGATTTGATTGAGAAAGAAAATGGATAAAGAAATGAAGGATATTATTGCGGGCGATCTAATCTGTGTGGAGTGGACTGATGCTAGCGTGGGCAAGAGTAGCGGCGTGGGCATTGCTATTGACGTGCCTGTCCATAGTTGGGGCATTTTTATCGGCGTCTTCGGCGAGAAAAGCAAGCATATTGTCATTGCCCAGAACAGTTTCAAATATTCCAGCGGCATTTTTGACATTGATTATACGGCTGTGCCTTTAACGTGGACTTTGAAAGTGATTGTTGTTGCTAAGGCTTGTGTTGACGCTCAGGTGGCGCGTCAGTTGGTTAACAGTTTCTTATTGGGGGGGCGTCGTGCTTTGAATAAGCGTACTTTTCAGAAGAGAGTTGTTAATCATGCGGGATTTGGTTAAGAAGGCGCTTACTCGCAGAGTGCATAAGCGAGGGCCACGTGGCCGGGATCAAGTTGAAGTGGTTGAGCCTAATGAGAAGCTTGTTTTAGGCGTGAAATTTGCCATCGGAATGACGATCTGTCTTTCAGCCTTGGAAATCGCCCACATGGCTTTTCTGGGCTCCTGGAACTCTGAAGTTTTTGCTGCCATAACGGGTTTAAGTGGAACAATAATGGGAATTTTTGTGGGGCAGAAGGCTTAGCAGTGCCAACGAATCGTGAAGTTAGAATGGCATTCGAAAAGATTCTTTCAAAACTTGACATTATAGACGCCAAGGTAACCGCTATGCCTCAGGTACAGGTTCAAGTTTCCAGTCGACTTTTGGTAACGTTAAACGCTTTAGAAAAGCTTGATAGGCCTGCCTTGGCCGGTGAGGTTGCACAAATTACTGGACGTAGTCGGGCTTTTGAAAGTAAAATTCTGAATGAACTCTGGGGCAGAGGATTGTTGATCAAGGAAAGGCATGGTCGTAAGAAACTTTTCTCGTCGAGAAAAAACCTAGGGGGGTAGGGGTAGGTCCGTATTGGTTAAAATTTCACGCAATAAAATGATCATCCAACGAATCTACAAAATTAGACGAATAGCCAAAGTTGATACTCAGAAAATCCGAGAAAACATGCTTCAAAAGCTTCAGGAACTTTTTAGTCTTACAATGAAGCAAGCGCAAAACAAAAAATTGGGGTTGCCGCAGAGACAGAAATGGGTCCGCGCGGCTTCTTATGTTGCTCAAGTCATCAATAGCGTAACTCAAAGTTTTGATGAGGCTCAGGTTACGAAGGATTTGGAGCGGTTGGAGAAGATGATTAATGAAGCAATGGCAAAAGAAAAAGGCGGAAGATCTAACACAACAGGTTGAGGGTCTCCTGGAGGCTCAGAAACGCAAGATTCCAGAGGATTTTGCAGAGTTCTGTGAAAAGTGGCTTGGCCTCAAGCTGACGGATTATCAGCGTTTTGGTGCAGAATTAATCAACGTAAATGATTCTGTTGCTTTCCGCTGGAGTCGGCAAAGCGGTAAAACACACATGATTAGTGCCTGGCTATTGCACTTTGCCCTTACGCATCCCGGAGTTCAAATAGCAATTGTAGGTCCTAGCTGGCGCCAGACGAAAATACCTATCCGAAAGATTAACGGCTTCTTGGCTAAGTTACCTCGAGGCCTATTTCGCAAGCCCCAGGCTACTATGGTTTCTCTGAGGAATGGTAGCCTTATTCAGGCTTTTCCCTGCAACCCAGACACTATTAGGGGATTTACGCTTGACGTTGTCTATGCTGACGAGTACAATTACATTCCAATGGACCAAGAGCTTTATGATGCCATCGTGTTTACTCTCGCTACTAAAGCTCATGGAAAATTCATTTGCAGCAGCACGCCAGGCTCGATGGACAGCATGTTTTGGAAGTTTTTTAACAGGCCTCAATACAGGCATTTTGCTAAAAGCCATGTGACGTGGCAGCAGGCCCTCGAGCCCAATGGTCCTTTGACGAAGAGAAAGGTTGAGCAGCTGAAGGAGGAATATGCGGATGATCCTTGGCGTTGGAAACGGGAGATGGAAGCAGAATGGGCCGAGGACGAAGCGGTTTGGCTGCCGCTTAGTTTGATTACGAAATGTCAGGATACGAGTTTGGAGTTGTGGGATTCTGAAAGTGTGCATCAGGGCGAGTTTTTCGGCGGCCTCGATTTTGGCAAGGAAAAGGATTACTCTGCATGTGTGGTCTGCGAGAAGGTTGAGGACCGGTTTCTTTTGCGTCATGTGAAAGTGTGGCCGCTGGAGACTAAGTATGCAACGGTTATCGGTTATGTTAAGACTCTGGCGGATCGATGGCATAGCTTCAGCAAAATTCGATGTGACATTAGCGGTGTTGGCAATTATATTGTTGAGGACATGATTAATGGCGGCATCGAAAACGTGGAAGGCGTCACGTTCACGCATCCTCGAAAGCAAGAAATGGCTAGTCTTCTAAAACAGCGTATGCTTAATGGTTCCTACGCCTATCCGTATGCGGATATCCAGGTTTCGCCTTCTAAAAAGCTGAATTATTCTGTTGAGTTGAACGTGGAAAAATTTGAGTTGAAGAAGGATGGCACTTACCGCTTTTATCATCCTGAGAATCAACATGATGATGTCTTTTGGAGCACTGCCCTAAGCCTTTATTCGACGGTTGAAATGGCGCCGGAACCGTTTTTGGCTGTGATTCCTCGCAGGGCCAATAAATTGCACAGGGTCCACAAGGAATTAGCAAAACGGAAGGTTATGGGCAACACAAGATAAGGTGCTCAACTAAGTTCTATTGGTTCATCTTTTTCTTCTAAATACGCCCAATCTTCTCCGTCTAATTCTGAAGAATCCAAAGCTTTACCTAAATGTCTTCTAGCCATATATGCTTCATGTTTCGTACATAATTTGAAAAGTTCTCGCTTCCATACCCTGTACCATTGAGCCATTTCTTCACACTTCCTAAAATCACACTTTAGAAACCTTTTCTTCTTCAAGATTATCCCTACCGACCTTTGTTGATTCAGATGTCTTGAGGAGATGAAGTTTCCTCTCTCCTATATTAAATCATTACTTCCATTTCTGTTGTTCAGAGACCCTAATTCAGAAAGCATGGGAAAAAGTCAAAAATGCGCTCAAATTCACTTTAACTTATCCCTCTCCCTCGGGATTGAATATGTCTTTTCTGCAATGCAATTTTAAGCTTAGGTTTGCAGAGTACATATGGAGATTCCAGCCTTGAGAAGGCGCCAGGAATATTTTAGAATCCAGAAGTTTCGCCGCACATATGATAGAAACCAGAATAAGTTTACTTTTAATATTGCTTATGAGACCGCTGCTAAACTTACGCCCAGGAGTGTTGCGGTTGCTGAAGCGTTTGGTTTAGGCCTGGATCAGCAGCGTAAGTTTGTTATTTTGGATAATGTTGAGTTGAAGATAAGCCCTAACGATGTTGTGCTGATCACCGGTGATAGTGGAAGCGGCAAAAGCGTGTTACTACGAGCATTGCTGCAGGATCTGGGTGGTGAAGCTGTCGACATGGCTAGGGTCCGTGTTACTCGTAGTAAGCCTTTGATCGAAACAGTAGGCAAGACGGTTGAGGAAGGCTTGGAGTTGCTGAGTCGTGTTGGGCTTAATGATGCGTTTCTTTTCCTACGTACATACGATCAGCTCAGTGATGGCCAGAAATACCGTTATCGCATTGCCAAACTTGTTGAAAGTGGCAAGCAATGGTGGGTTATGGATGAGTTCGCAAGTACGCTTGACAGGGACACTGCGAAAATCGTGGCTTTTAATGTGCAGAAGTTTGCCAGGAGCCTTGGTAAGGCTGTTATTGTGGCCACTACGCACCTGGACCTCTTTGAGGATCTCCGGCCTAGCGTGCATGTGCATAAGCGCTTCGGCAAAGAAATAACCGTCAATTACTATCCTAATGAAGCTGCTAAAGAGTGCAGCCTTGTCAAGGAAATGGAAATTAGGCCTGGCATTCGTGATGATTGGCGTCGGCTTGAGGAGTTTCATTATCGTAGTCCAAATTTGGGTGCGGTTCGTGAGATCTATGGCTTGTGGCGCGGCTATGAATTGTGTGGTGTGATTGTTTATAATTATCCGCCGATGACTTGTATGGGTCGTAATCTTGTTCTGCCGAAGATGGCTCCTAAAGAGTTGAATAAGAAACTGAGCATAATCGGGCGTGTCGTGGTACATCCGAAATACCGTAGCATAAGCCTAGGAGCCAAACTTGTTAAGGAAACATTGCCCTTGGCAGGAACGCCTTATGTGGAAATGGTTGCGGTCATGGCGAAGTATAATCCGTTTGCTGAGAAGGCTGGAATGAAGCGCATAGTTTTTCAGGTTCCAAGTAAAGAAGCCTTGAAGATTGCTGATTGCCTCGAGCAGCTGAGCTTTAACACGAAATTGTTGGGCAGCGAAAGCTACGTTGTGAAGCGTCTCGAAAAGCTCAGCTCAAGACAATTAAGTGAATTGAAAGAAGGTTTCATAAGAAATAGTCATCCAAGACTGCATAAGGAGATAGCAGTTAATCGTCACAGGGCCTTCGGCACAAAAGCGCATTATGTTGAGGGTATAAAAAATGCTAACTTGCAGAAAATGGCTAAATTAATTAAGGTTGTTGGGATTCTTCTTCAAGTGAAGGCTTACCTTTTCTGGGAGAACTTGGCTTTTCAACATATGCAAACTCATAGACCGTAACGATCTGCTCAGGGTACCAAGACGCATTTATTTCTATCCATGCCTTACGAAAGTCTTCTAAGCTGTTGAATCCTTCTTTTTTTACGTCTTCGGGGCTTATTTCTCCAAGTTTCTGTTCAAAACGGCGTGTGATGATTATGTGGCCCTGTGGTTTTCCGAATAATCTATCTCTTATGGCGTAGTAGCGGCCGACTTTGTATTTTCGCTGGCTTGTTCTGCGAGTTTGGGTCTTTCTGCCTTGCAAAATTTTTTTAATGTGGTGCCTTTTGAATAGCATCGTCGATATTGCCGCCATACTTTTTGATTAGTTCTTCCTCTTCTACAGTGGATAAGCCTTTCTTTTCACGCCAAAGATTTCTTAAAACTATAAGTTTTGCTTGGTAAAAGTAGCCGCCTTCCCTGAGTTCCTTGCGTGTGGCTGTTATCCCTTTAAAATCTATGCCCATTGTTCGTGCTTGTTCTTCCTGGAAAAGCTGCTGCGCCTTCTCCCAGATCATCGCTCTAACTTGTGGCCAGAATTTACCTTTGGGTTCAGGCAAGGCGGTTCACTTGTATTCTTTAACTTTGCTTGGCGGGAATCCACAATCAAGGAATATACTTAGGTCTTCGTAGCAGGCGTGACAGATTGGTTCTCCGTTGCAATAGAAAACGTAGTTACCCCATTTCTTGTTGTCTTCTGGATTGTCTTCATATCCGCAAACAGTGCATTTTAAGGTCTGGGACTCCGCTTTGCCTAGAATAGGCACGTTTTGGGTCTGGATTTTATTTTCTGGCATTTTACATCGCTTTTTAGTCTAACGTTTGCCTTTTTAAATTCAACGTCAGAACTCTTTCAACAAAACTCAACGATTGAATCAAGCAGTAGCCTGCAGCCATGTCTTTTTCATTTCTTTTTGAAGATTTGTGTTAGGAAGACTTCCCTCTTTTGGCGTGACTCCAATTTTCAATAGTCCATGAACGTTTGAGCTAAAATCAACAAGAGATTTTAGAAAGAGATACCTTTTAATATAAACAGAGAATAGGTAAACTGTATGTATGGAGTAGGATTGTAATGGAAACTAAGAAGCAGAAGGAACCTGCCGCAAAAGAGCTCTTGGAAAAAATGAGAGAGGACAATAAAGATCTCTTTGCGGAAATAGCTAATTTTGCGGCTCTGTTACGAGAATGTGGTGTAACAAGCTACAAACTCACTGGAACACTCCAAGATCCCATAATCACAAACTACTCCGTTTCCTGAATCAGGGTGAGATGTTGTCCAAGGGAACAATGGTTTCTCTCATCAATGAAGGAGACATAACTCGTCGCAACATTCTGAAGAAAATAGAACAGATCACCAAGACTAAGGTTATTGCTTATCTAGCAAATCCGAACGCTTCACCTAACTTCATCGATCACAACGATCCAGTATTTCTGAATGACTTGCTAGAGTGCGTTGGGGATGCGGAAGTCTTGGACATAATCATTGATAGCCCTGGCGGCGAAGCAAATATCGCAGAAAAATTGGCGATCATGTGCAGGGAACACTGCAAGACCTTAAGAGCCATAGTGCCAAATTCAGCGAAAAGCGCAGCAACGATGTGGGCCATTGCCAGTGACAAAATACTGATGGGTTATCTTTCTGAAATAGGCCCTATAGATCCTCAGATCAGAATGGTTGACCCACAAGGACGAATCACCTTTGTTCCTGCTCAATCGCTTATAGATGGAGTAGTTCAAACACATCAAATGTTGCAAAGCGGTATCGACCAGAGAATAGTAATAGGACTCATTCAGAAACTAGACCCAGCTATAATTGATGTTGCTAGCAAGGCCATAGAGTTCTCAAAGCAATTCGCACAGAACTGGCTCTCTCAATATATGCTTAAAGATGACCCAAACAAAGCGAAAGAAGTCGCCGAAGCTCTCGCTGATAATAGACGTTGGTTATCGCATGGAAAACGAATAGGGATTAAGGAAGCACAAAATTTAGGCTTGAAAGTTGAACCTATAGACAGGAAATCTAAACTTTGGAAATTGCTTTGGGAGTATTATGGTCGTGGTCTAATGAGAATGAACGCGACTGGAACGATAAAACTATTCGAGTGTGAAACTATCGGAGTGAACTTTGCGATTGGCATGCAGCGTATATCATCACCTCAAAAGCCCCAAGGATCCATGCCCTAAAAAATTGATCTTATTCCTCTTGAGAGAGTAACGTCCCTTGCATCATGGCCTACTTTTGCGTCTAAAGGTTTCTATTAGAAAGGTTTCGATGTTGCCGCCCTGCTTCAGGTAATCATCGAATAGTCTTCGCATTTCAAGTTTCTTTCCTATGGTATCGCCGGCCAATTTAGCTAGGAGCCATGTTGGAAGGAGCTCCACATGGTATTTCTTGGCCTGTTGGTGTGTTTCTTTCTTGAAGTATGGGCTTATGAGGATGGGGTGAACGTTCTGTTTGACTACGTGGACTTGCAGGTTTTGGGCGCCTTCCTGGAGCTGGATCTGTTCGCCGAACTCTATGCTGAATCGTAGTTTGTCAATGAACTCTTTCAAATGTTCTGGCGTAGCGCCGCCGCGATAGAATTTGCATTCGATCGGGTAATAATGTCGCCATAAGAGCTTGTCTCGATAGTAAAAGTCTATTTGGAGTACTCGGTCGATTTCCTTCGCATTGCTGAGTCTAATGTTGTAAGATTCCTTGCCTTTGCCGATTTTTCGCCAAAAGAGAACTTTCATGTCCATGTTTTTGAGGGCTAGGTTGATTGCGTGTTGTGTGAATGCTTCGTGGAAGGCTCCGATGGCTCCGGTAAGTCGTTTCTTTATGCTGACATGCCGTTCCCAGTAAGCTACTTGTTTATCGATGTCTTCACTGGTGAAGGATTGCTTATCGTAGATGAATCCTTGCCCGCCTATGATCGCAGTAATGAGGCTCGGATAGATTTGCGTCAAAATCTTGATAGCTTTCAACGTCTCGTACTGGCCCAGCTCCTCTTCAAACTTGCCATAAGAAGTGAATCGTTTGAGGCTGCTGTCCTTGCGGATCTCAACTAGAACGGCGTTCACGTGAGGGCTGTATAGGCCTTCTCCCTGTTCGATTCTCTTCTTGGCCTGATCTGTTCCCGGTAAGCCGTAGACGTAGCCTTTGATGCGTCCTTGGAAAGGTGTTTCTTTGGCTAGTGTTGGGTTCCAGTATCCGCGTCGCTCGAGTAAGCCCTGTTTTCGCATTTTCCCGAGAGTTCGGCTTGCCCTGCTCAAAGGTGCGTTGAAGGTTTGAGCGACTTCACTCGGGACAGCTCCTATGTCTCGGTTCTTGAAAAATTTCAGCACATCTTTCTGGTTAAGCCATCCTTGCTTGACATTTTCGACCACGGGTTTGCTGAAGGGAATGAAGGCGACGTTGTGTTTCTTTTTGGACTCCTCTAGTGTATACCGCTGTGTGTACGGCACTTCAACGGTTACGACTCCGCTCGGAGTCATGATCCTGCTGTCTACTCTGATCCACAGGAATGTTGAAAGCTTCTTCCAATACCGGCCCACACCAGGTTTGCTATCGACAAAGCTCGCGTGGATCTTCTCTCGGCTCCTGAGAACCTTGCCCTGGTGCCACAGTTTATCTAGCCTCTCCTGGACCGTTGTCGGATAGCTTTTCAATTCTCTGACAAGATCCATCCTGCCTATAGGCTTCTCTAGCAACTCGAGAAGGTGCTCATCAATAGTACTTTTGAATGGTACTGTTCATCCTCTCCGTTGGGCTAACAGACCTCATGCATGCGTCTCATGGACTATTCCGACAGTCAAACGCGAAACGCAAGTTAACCATGCCCTACACTATGCAGAGCATAACGCACAGCACGAAAATAACCCTTTAGCACAAGAAGAGCGCAAAACAATGGTCTTTTTGCGAAAAGAGCACCATTGCATATGTCCCTTAGCCCATCTATATCTCTGCTTCCAATAAGCTCGCCAGCTGTCAACTGCTTCCTCATAACATTCTGCCTCATTGACGTAACGAATCTTGTAACCTGCAAGATATACACGAA